CTACTGGTTCTGCATCAATAACTACTCTTGATAAAATCTTTACTACTCTTTCTTCAGTGGACGGTCAACCTGTTACTTCTGAGGAATAAGTTTTAGAACAGATAGTATAACAAAAAGCTAAGTATTAATTAAAGGGATTGCTATTGGTCTAATTACTAATAGTAATCCCTTTATTCATTTACATCATGAAAGAAATATTAGAATCCGCACTTAGTCAAGGTATAGCATCCGTAGTCGTAGTTGCTATATTCTTACTTCTCTATAAATGGCTAGACAATCGTAAGAAGTCTGATTCAGAAAAGTTTGTAATTAAAGTAAGTACAACACTTGATAAACTATCGTTGTCGCTACTTGAGTTATCTACGTTCGTAACTGATATTACGAAGAATATAGTCAATAAAGATAAGGATAAGTGTAAGGCTGCTATTGAAGATTCAATGTATGCTTCTGCTATGCGAATTATTTCTTTTGTTTCTACTACTATTATTAATAATCATATTGATACTAATAAAGATAATATACTGTCTAATATTCATAACATTATAAATGCTGAATATTATACGGTATTTTCTACTTTATCTATGTATAAGATTAATGGTGCTAAACCTTCTGACTTCATGCAGAAACAATGGATGGCTGCTATTGAGAAATCAATTATTGAAATTATTTATAATGCTAGTCTTAGCAAAGAAGATAAGATACTTAGTTTTAGTAATAAGTTGAACATTAAGTTTCAGTCTTACATTACTTATATAACGAATAACACATTGAAGTAATGGAAGTTAATTTTGAAAGAGTTATTGATGAATCAATAGAACGAGGTGTGCAAATGGCACATCTCAGTTCTCTTGGATATGTCGTTAATAATGACGATATTTGTATGTACTACTGTTGCATTGTTTTACAACATATGCAAAGTGTGTATGAGGATTTATCCAAAGAACAAAAAGAAAACGTAAATGAAATGTATTCTAAATTAGTTTGCTTATGATACAAAACGAAGATGGTACTTATGTGTATCTTACTGTTCCTCTCAAATACAACTGTGTATATACTAAGTTGTTGATTATGGTTTCCGACTTAGGTATTGATTTGATTAAAGATTGTACTTCTACTTGTAAAGGGATTAATCGTCAAGTCATTAATTGTTGGAATATGTTTCAAGCTGCTTGCGCTGCTTATCAATTAGGAGAAGAAAAGAAAGCCGATCTTCTTATTAATTATATTATTGCTCAGCTACGATTAGAATGTAAAGATGCGATAGTATCTAAACCAATTAGTGTTTATATTGGTCATACTGATATTCCGCCTCTTACATTTAAGAATATGAGTGTTGCAGATATTATTGCTCTTCCTCATGTTGAGTTAAATGTTCAAGATGAAGAGAATCAAAACATCATTATTAAACAAGAACAAAGTATTCATTTTGTTATTGTTCCAGATAGTGTATCTCTTGATAACTCTGAATTTGGAGATGTTCTAACTACCACATTATGGAAAGAAGTTGCTCCTGCTGATGGTGCTTATCGTAGAATGATTAATAATGAGGTAGTCGATGGTATTCATTATACTGTTTACTTCTTCTATTCTCCTATGGGAAGTTTCAAAGAAGATATTAAACTTAACTTTAGTATAAGATAATATGAATGCAATTACTGTTGGTCAGTTGATTAATAACAATGCAACTGATAAAGATTTTAAACCACTTCCTAATCTTGACTTTAAGTACGGTCCTTATAGTTCTATTGCCGAAGCTCTTTCTAATATCCCTGCTGAATTACGTGCTGTTGGTTTAACAGTAGGTATTCGAGTAAATAGTACGATACAAGAGTTTTGGTTCAATGGTGGTGTAAGAGATGCCGATCTTGTTGTTAAGAATAACGGAAGTGGTGGTGGAAGTGGAGAAGCAGGTAAGACTCCCGAGTTTGATAAGGCTATTGCTTTAGCTCTTCCTGCTGATGCTGCTCCTACTGCCGAAGTAGTATATAAAGGTGAAGATGAATCTGGTACTCCGTTATATGATTTAGAGTTTGGTATTCCAGCAGGTGAAGCAGGTACTGTTCCTAATTGGAAGACATTTGTGTTTAAACAATCTGCTACACAGCCTGATCCTCCTACGGGGGAAGATATTATTCCAGCAGGATGGTCAGATGTTCCAACAGTTGTTGGTATTTGGTGGATGTCAGTTGGTGAAGTACGTGGTGCAACAGGTAAAGTAACAAGTTGGTCTACTCCTATTAAATGTACTGGTGAAGATGGTGTTGCCGGAAAGTATTATAACTTTAAGTATGCAGTTAATACATCTCCTAGTGATGCGCCTGCTATTAATCGTAATGCTGACGATCCCGGTTCAGAATGGTCAGATATTGTTCCTGCAATGGATAAAGGACAGTATCTATGGATGACTATTGGAATGTTTAATGATGGTAAACTCGAAGGTCAATGGAGCGCTCCTATTCGTATTAATGCAGAAGATGGACAATCAGGTGTTGGAGTTCGTATGATGTACCAAAAAACTATTGATTATGTTAACGCTCCTCCGTTTGATGAAGATAATATTAATCCCGGTTCTGCTTGGTCTACTACTATTCCTAGTGGTAGCGGTGCTGTTTGGGGAATATTTGCTCAGATTAATATTGATGGAACTCTTGCAAGTAATTGGGCAGGTCCTGTACTTATGAGTGGAAAACCTGGAGCAGATGGTACAGATGGTACAGATGGTACAGTTCCTAATTGGAAAACTTATATCTATGCTAAGTCTACTATTATTCCTACTAAACCTACTAGTCAAGAATTAATCCCTTCTGGTTGGAAAGATAGTCCAGATTCTAATGATGGACAATGGTGGCAATGTATTGGTACTGTTGATGGTTCTTCTAATAAAGTAGTTAGTTGGTCAGATGTTATTCCTGTTAATGGTAGAGATGGCGATGCTCAAGACGGTAAACATACTGAGTTTAGATTTGCTAGTTCTCCTAGTGCAACAGAACATCCTAGTATTACTAGATCAGATAGAAATCCGGGTGCTGCTTGGACTGTTGAGTTTCCAACTCTTACTACTGAATCCCCTTATATGTGGATGACTAAAGCAACTATTCTTCCTAGTAATGCTATTGAAGGATATTGGGAAGATCCTGTATGTATTACTGGTGAAGCTGGTAAGAAAGGTGATACTGGTCCTGCTGGTAAAGACGGAGTAAATGGTAGTAATGGTATTGATGGAGTTCCTGGAATTTCTATTGAAGCTAGATATTCTTTAGGAAGCGATACTGCTCCTAGTGCTGCGTTTGACTCTACAATTGCTAAACAACGTAATCCCGATGGTTGGAGTTTAACAGTTCCTGTTCCTACTCAAGAGAAACTTTATATTTGGTGTATCCAAACTCGTATTTCTTATAATAATAACAGCGATGAACTTGGTCATCTTGAATTAGATTGGAGTACTCCTTTTAAGCTTACTGGAACGAATGGACTTCCGGGTTCTGATGGACATAATCAGATTATTTATCCTCAAGGTATTTACGATTCTACTAAGTCTTATGTTTCTGATGAGTATAAAGCTCCTTATGTATATGACCCTGCTGATGGTAATTTCTATGTTCTTAATTACGAAGGTCCGTGGAAAGGTACTGATCAAGTTTATAGTACTCCTTCTGAATCATATACTAATAACCAAAGATATTGGATTAGATTTGAAGGTTATGAAGCTATTTATACTAAGATTGGTATTATAGCTAATGGACTTATTGGTAGTGCGGTATTCAACGGTAATTATATGTTTAGTCAGCAAGGTGTTGATGCTAATGGTGTAATGACTACTGCATATGAGAATTTTGGAACTGATAACTTTACTCCTAATTATCAAGTTAATTTTGCTACTGGCGATGTTACTATGAATAAAGGAAATATAAGTAATCAGATACTTTATAATTATAGATTCTTAGATCTTAGTACAAATGATGGTAACTTATTTACTAAATCTGGGGAAAATAATTATATTGTAGTAACAAAAGCTAAACATGGTAATTTAACAATAGGTACAATATCTAA